CCTCCAGGACGGCACCGAGATCACCCCCGAAAAGGCCGTGGCCTTCATCGCAGGCGCTGCCGCTGGCGCGGGATATACCGAGAGCAACACCTACCGGCGGTATCCCGACGCGGTGAGCATCATCGGGCCGAAGACCCACGACCAGGCCGTGACCGCCATCAACAACGGCGAGGTCTTTTTCAGCTACGACGACGGGCACAATGTCGTCATCGAGTACGACATCAACAGCCTCGTCACCTTCACGCAGACCAAGACCGACGATTACCGCAAGATGCGCGTGCAGCGCACCATCGACGCCTACAAGCGCCTGATCCGCGCTTCCTTCCCGCCGAACAAGTTCAACAACGACGCGGAGGGATGGGACGTCATGGAGGGCATCGGTCGTGGCATCCACGCCGATCTGCAGGAAGAGGGCGCGATTCATGACTATGACCCGGACGGCGACTTCCTGGTTGACCGCAGCCGGTCCGACGGCGACCAGACCTACTTTAACGTCGCGATTCGCCCCACGGACAGCGCCGAGAAGCTGTACTTTTCCGTCACGACCTATTAACAGTCCACGAATATCAACTTTGGCGGACTGCGCTTCACGCCTCCGGCGGCATGCCGGAGGCTTCCTTACGACAAAGGAGGTAAACGAATATGGCAAACAATCGCCGGATATCTCTGCGCGAGGGTTCCGTGTATCTGGACGGAAACCGCGTGATGGAGGCTGTGAAACTCGAGGCGGTCTTCACGCCTGATGTCTCCGAAACCCGCGTGCTCAAGGAGAGGGGCATCTCCCGGCGCTGGCTCGGCTTTGACATCACCGGCACCATCAACGAATACCGCACCACGCCCTGGCTGAAGGAAGCCATCAAGGGCTACATTAAGAGCGGCATCACCCCGGAATTCACGATCACCGGCATCCAGAACGACAAGGGTTCGGATTACTATACCGCGAACGGCAACATCAAGGTCACCCTGAAGGATGTCGTTCTGACCGGCGACCTGACCCTGCTCAACCTCGACGCAGAGGGCGATATCATGAAGGACGAGATCGAATTCGGCGCTCGTGCCATGGTCTAATCAGGCCAAAGCAAGCAGCTGTGAACCGGCGGCAACGGCTGCCGGTTCACAGCCACACTTTTTCCAAGACAGAAAGGAGATAGGCAAATGTCTACGAACGCAGCCAGCATCAAAGCGTTTATGCGCAAGGAACTCAACGAGGACCTCGTTGTCGAAATTCCCGGTATCAAGACTTTCTCTGACGAGAACGGCAATCCCATCCCCATGAGGGTTCGCGCCCTCACCACCGCAGACCTGACCCGCATCCGCAAGGCGTGCCACGTTCGCAAGATCGCAAAGGACGCGAAGGGCAGGCCCATTTTCAACAACGGCGCGATACAGTACGACGATCAGTATGACGCCAACGCCATGACCGACCAGATGATCGCGGAGGCACTGGTGTTCCCCGACCTGCACGACAAGGAGCTGCTGAACTTCTACGGCTGCAACGAAGCTGCGGAGCTCGTTCACAAGCTGTTCCAGCGCCTTGATGACTACAGCTACATCAGCGGCAAGATTTCGGAGGTCTCCGGCATCTCCACGGACGGCGACGAGATCATTGATGAAGCAAAAAACTGATGAGTGAAGACGGGGACTTTGAATCAATGTGGGCGCACATTCTGTGGCAGCGGCGCGGCCTGCGCATGGAGGAATTCCTCGCCATGAGCCAAACGTGCCAGTTTGTCTACATCGCCAGCGAGATACTGGCGAGCAAGGACCCACAGAACATGACCGACGTGATGGTTCATTCCCTGTCCAAGATCAAAGTCAAAAAGTGATTATTCAGGCCGCTTCTCGCCGGAAGCGGCCTTGTATCATTGAAATACGCACAGGAAGGAGCGATGCGTCATGGCAACCTTGACCGCAATTTTCACGGCCCAAGACAATCTGAGCAAAGCCATGCAGAATGCCGGTAACGCTGGCAGCAAGACCAGCGGCATCATGCAGAAGCTCGGCAAGATCGGTTCTGTCGCCATGAAGGGCATCATCACCGCAGTAACCGCCGCCGCGACCGCACTGCTTGCGCTTGGCAAAAACGCCATCACCGCAGGCATGAACTTTGAATCCTCAATGTCGCAAGTCATGGCGACAATGGGTATCAACAAATCCACGGCAGAAGGGCAAAAAGCCTACGATACACTGTCTGCGGCAGCCCAGAAGATGGGCGCAGAAACCGCCTATTCCGCTACGCAGGCCGCCGACGCATTGAATTATCTGGCCCTTGCCGGATACAGCGCAGACCAAGCCGCGGAAGCCCTGCCTACTGTCCTGTACCTCGCCGGTGCGGGCGCTATGGATTTGGCCGCTGCATCCGACCTGGTTACGGACGCAATGGCGGCGCTGCAAATGGAGGTCAATCAGACCAACCTCAACAAGTTTGCAGACCAGCTGGCAAAGACGGCCAGCACAACCAATACCTCTGTTGCTCAGTTGGGCGAAGCAATACTGACTGTAGGCGCAACTGCCGCGAATCTCGCCAACGGCACGACCGAGCTGAACACACAGCTCGGCATTCTCGCCAACGTCGGCATCAAGGGCGCGGAAGCCGGTACGCATCTGCGCAATATCCTGCTCCGTCTGCAGAACCCCACTGAAAAGGCGGCTAAGGCCCTGAACAAGCTGGGTGTCAACGTGTACGATTCAAACGGCAACATGCGTGACACCGGCGCTATCTTTAATGATTTGAAGAACGCTATGGCGGGCATGAATCAACAGGAAATCGACCAGATCATGTCCACCATTTTCAATAAAACCGATCTCGCCGCCGCACAAGCACTGTTGGCTGGCGCTGGCGACGAGTACGCCCGCATCTTCTCCATCATCGAGAACAGCGGCGGCGCGGCAGCTGAGATGTACATGACCATGCTCGACAACCTGAAAGGCGACGTGGACATGTTCAAATCCGCGACAGAGGCGCTTTACCTGTCGCTCTATACGAGCATCAACGGCACCCTGCGCGAACTGGTTCAGACCGGCACGGAATACATGAACCGCCTGAACGAAGCCTTCAAAACTGGCGGCTTCACTGGCCTCGCCAACGAACTGGGTAATGTTCTCGGCGACGCCGTTGGCGTCATAATGAGCTACGCCCCGAAGCTGGTGGAGGCCGGAACGGATATCGTCATCGCGTTTGTCGAGAGCATCGGCAACAACGCGGATATCATCTCAAGAGCGTTGGTGGACATCGCCCTGGCGCTCGGCAACGCAGTAATCAAGATTGCCCCGAAGCTGGCAGAGGCCTTTGTGAAGATCGTCGCCGCTGCCGGTAAGGCGCTGACGCGGGCCATCCCGAAGATTTTCAACGCCATACCGGAGAAATTTTACAATGCGCTTGGGCTTGACAAGGCGCAGGTCATGAGCAAGGTCACGAACTTTGCGAATTACTTCCGCGATGTCATTCGAAAGGTGTTCAGCGGCAACTTCATGGGAGCCGTTGATTCGCTGGGAAAGGCACTCGGCCTGGATGAAGGGCAGATCAGCAAAATCAAGAACGCTGTGACACAGCTTGCCTCCGCTTTTGAGCGAATCAAGAGCGCGGCGCTCGCCGTAGCAAAAGCCATCGCGCAGTTCGTTGGCAAGTTTGCTTCCATCGGTGGAATCCAGGCTGTTCTCGCCGGCATCGCAGCGGCAATGATCGCCCTCAAGGTCATCAACATCGGCCAGACCTTCTCACAATTGGCACAGGGCATCCAGAAGGCAGGCGGCGTTTTGAAACTGCTTTCGGCCAACAAGTTCACCCTGATCGCTGCGGCCATCGGTGCGCTTGTGGCCGCAGGCGTCCTGCTCTACAAGAACTGGGACAAGGTAAGCGCTTCCGCAAAGAAGGTCGGCGCGGCCATCAAAAAGGCGTTTGAGAACATCGGCAAGAAGATGTCGAAGTGGTTCGGAGACGTCAAGTCGTGGGCTTCCGAGAAGTGGGACAGCTTCAGGGAAGCGTGGGCCAATGGAGATGTTGGCGGCTGGATGAGGCAGCAGGTCAACGGTCTCGGACAGAAAATGAAGGGCTGGTTCGGTGATGTCAGAAACTGGGCCGCCCAGAAGTGGAACGACCTGAAAAACGCCTGGAACGGCAGTAAGGTCGGCCAATGGTTCAACAAGACCTTCAAGGGCATCGGCCAGAAGCTCGGCGAGTGGTTCGGGCCGGTAGGCAACTGGGCCTCTGAAAAGTGGGGTCAGATCAAGGATGCCTGGAATGGCAGCAAGGTCGGCCAGTGGTTTAACAAACAGTTCTCCGGCATCGGCAAGAAGTTGGGAGAATGGTTTGGCCCCATTGGCACTTGGGCTTCGGATAAATGGGAAGAGATCAAAACCGCATGGAACAATGGCACCATAGGTGACTGGTTCGCCGATCAGTTTACCGGCCTTGGCGCGAAGCTCGGAGAATGGTTCGGGCCTGCTGCGGAATGGGCCTCCACGAAATGGGATGAGATAAAGACCGCGTGGAACAACTCGGACGTCGGCCAATGGTTCAACGAACAGTTCTCCGGCATCGGCGCGAAGCTGGGCGAGTGGTTTGGCCCGGCAGCCGAGTGGGCCTCGACCAAGTGGGATGAAATCAAGACCGCGTGGAACAATGGCACCATCGGTGACTGGTTCTCTGAACAGTTCTCCGGGCTCGGTGCCAAATTGGGAGAATGGTTCGGTGATGTCGCCGCGTGGGCCGGTGAAAAGTGGGACGCTATCAAAAACGCATTCAACAACGGCGACCCGCTTAGCTTCTTCAGCGACGCCTTCTCCGGCATCGGCGATAAATTCAGCGAGTGGTTCGGCGACATACAGTCGGCGCTCGAAACGATCTCCCCGATCATCGAATCCATCGCCACGCCGTTCAAGGAGACGTTCTCCGGGCTCGGCGACGCGATTCA